CGCACGGTCGAGCAACAACAAATCTACGTGAAGACCGGCCGCAGCAAGACGATGAACAGCATTCACCTAAAGCGGTGCGCTATTGACCTTAACTTTTTCAAAGACGGCAAACTGACTTATGACATTGCCGCGCTAACTCCGATTGGAAAGTATTGGGAATCACTGCACCCTAAGAACCAGTGGGGCGGATTTTGGAAATCGTTCAAGGATGTTCCGCACTTCCAGCGAACTGTATGAAGACCGGCATCCCAAAAAGTTTCAAACTTCTTGGGCATAACATCACCGTCCGAGTCGTTCCACGTAGCAGGTGGAAGCATAAGGATTGCGTAGGCATCTGGATACCGGATCGACTACGCATTGAAATCCTCGGCAGTCAGCCGGTGACATCCCTACAGCAAACCTTCTGCCACGAATGGACACATGCCATGCTCGACATGATGGCGCATCCGCTGTCCCGAGACGAACAGTTCGTCGATCAACTGGGGCATTTGCTCCAGCAGTCTCTAACAACCTTTGAGGAATAAATGCCTAAGCGTTTCACCGACGAGGAATTCATCGACGCATGGATGCGTTACGGATCACCCCGCAAAGTAGCCACCGCGCTGTCTCTGCCGGTGCGAAGTGTCCACCAGCGCAGGCGCTCGCTTGAGGCGCGGCACGGCATAGCATTGCCGAGCAAGATTCCTTCGACTTGCGCGACCGGCATCAAGTCCGAAGCAGGACAGGCTGCTAATCTACTGGCAGAGACTCGCGCGCGGCGTTACGAATCCGAAATGCACCTTGAACTGCATGACGGCGTGGTGATGATTGCGAGCGATTGCCACTACTGGCCGGGCGTGGTTACGCCAGCACATGAGGCATTTTGCAAACTGGCAAAGGCGCTAAAGCCAGATATCGTGATCCTCAATGGTGACATTCTGGACGGCGCGCGGATCAGTCGGCACGCGCGGATCATGTGGGAAAAGCAACCCGAACTGAAGGACGAACTACACGCAGTGCAGGATCGGTGCGCTGAGATTGAGCGCGCGGCGGGCAAGGCGCAGTTGCTACGCACCATCGGGAACCACGACGCGCGATTCGAGAACTACCTGTCGAGCAACGTGCCCGAACTTGAGGAGATGCCAGGCTCAACATTGATCGACTATCTGCCCCGCTGGCGCGCGGGATGGGCAGTGCATCTGAACGAAAAGCAATATGGGTGGACGGTGATTAGACATCGGCCCGTCGGCGGCGGTATCCACGCGGCCTATAATTCGGCGCTACGCGCGGGCACGCACTACGTCCACGGACACCTTCACAAGTTGCAGTACACCCCGTGGGCGGACTACCGCGGCCGACGCTTCGGCGTGGACTGCGGAACGATGGCCGAACCGAAAGGCCCGCAGTTCACCTACGTAGAGGCCGGTCCGCTCAACTGGGCGTCCGGTTTCGTGGTGCTGACGTACCGCGAAGGGCGACTGCTAGAGCCGGAGATCGTCGCGGTTGATGCAGGAAGGGCGTGGTTTCGAGGCGCTCCGGTGTAGCCATGCGCGTGCTAGATCGTGAACTGATAACAGAGTTGTCGTGGGCTGAACCGGAACTCTGCCAGAATTGCGCCTTCTTCGTATATCGAAACTCTAAGTTTCACTGCTCGCACCCGGCAGTCGGCCGACCAATCGAGCAGGCCGTGCAATGCAAGACTGACCATTTCAAAAAGGCCAGTCCCTACCACGTCCGGCGCTAGTCGGTGAGGAACTGCGAAATCTGATCTGCCAATTCCATGCGGCCAGCACGCACCAACGCAGGCCACGCAGCCGACAGCAGAATGTAAGCCTCTGCCTCTTTGGCCCTTGCTTTCTGCACGCCTAGCACCTCGGCCGCGATCAAGTCGGCCTCGGCGTTAAATCCCAACGACCTCATTTGCAAGAGCGCCGCGCGTAAATCCGGCTTCGGCGGATTGAATCGCCACGGCATACGCTCGGCCTCTAAATCCCATTCGTCTTTCATGCTAACCATACTCCCAACTCTTTCCCAAAGTCGCCACACAGGCGCGCCCACGGACACCGATCATAGGTCCGGTAGTCCTCAAACAATTCCTCGCCACGGTCTATATCGCGCAGCGCGATTGAGGTCAAGCAGTCGCCGCTCATGGCTACATTCGGCGTGCTCGAATGGTTGATGTAGCGGCCGTCGTTACAAATAAACAGCAAGCGATCAGACGCGGCTTCGTAGTAACTGTGCTCGTGGATGTCGGCGAGCATCCGGCTCGGGCGCGAGTCACGCAGCACCTGGTACTGGCGACGCGTGATCTCGATGACTTCCTCACGCTTTCCAGCCCACCAGATCGCGCCCTGCGGAATAAACTTTCGCGCGAACACGCCGAGGCCATGCACGCGGCTTGGGCGGACGTGCCACGGCGTCATCGGCCGTTCGCACCAGAGGTTCACGAATTGCCCCTCGCACGGATGGCGGCGACGCATTGTTCATGCTGGTACGCATACATCCTGCCAATATCGTTTGCATCAATTACCGATCCTTTCGGATACCAAATAATCTGATGCTCTTTGGCTCGCTTGACTGCCTCAAGGCACGCCTCCCATTCAGTCTTGGCAATGATGGCGGTGAAGCGTTCTAGTTGGTCTTTTTCGAACACGACCACTTCGTCATCATAGTGGTAATCAATAAAGTCGGTTATCTCTGCGCCAACTTCTCGGGCCAGTTGTTTCAGTTCGTCGCGGGTCATTTGCTCTCTCCCCTCGCACGGATGGCGGCGTCGTAGTCCGCCTGCGTTTTGTACCAATTTTCTGCGCTCATTTTTAGAATGGAATCTCGCTCGGCTGCGGCAACGAGGGCGGCGAAGCGTTCAAGTGCAAAAATGTTTGGCGTAAACTGAACCATGTCCGTGCCTACCATTTTTCCAATCCCAGCCTCTCGCGCCATGCGGAGGATGTCGTCGCGGGTCATGGCTTCTTCTCCACCACTTCGCATACGCCGATCTCTACCATCTTGTCAAAGCAGCATTCCATGCAGAACCGCCGCACGGTGCCGGTATCAGCCCGGCTGAATGTGATGGTGCCGACGATTGTGCCATGTACCGGGCAGTCGTATTCCGGCTGTTTGATAATTAGGCTTTTGATATTTGGTTGTGTGGTCATTTCATGCTCCTCCCAATCTCCGCAGCGGCTCGCACAATGGCTCGGCGGGTGGCGGCGTAGGGGTCATCGTCGTATGGTTCAACGGTTTCGACTTTCGGAAACGGAGTTCCGCCAAATCCATAAGGTGTTTTTGGGAGAGGCCATGAAAGAACTTCCACCCTTTTGGGGCGCAGATGGATACTGATTTTCAACTTCACCGCCAACCGCAGCGCATCGCCGTCATCATCGAGTGGGTTCCAGTCTGGTATCCAGTCCGAATGGTGCCGCTCTCCTTCCCACACGGATGCCCCGCCATCAACATAGTGAGTGTCAATGGTCATCCCCGCCGCCTTCGCAGCAAGTTCCAAAAGTTCTATGTCGCTCATGTCCTGCACTCCCTAATCATCTGGTCGATGGCTTCGCGCACCCTGTCCCATTCATGGGGGTCGATCTTAACTTCACCCTCATTAGCACAGGTCTGCTTGATCCGTACGAACTCACCGCCTCCCTCGTCTGTTATCTCAACTTGTGTGGCGGACTCATCGAAGATCGGCTTGTCGTCTGCGACGACCGTTAATTGCGTTACGCGGACTCTCATGTCCATCCCTCCGCTTTGGCGATGGCTGCTTCTGCCTTGTCCTGCGCCCTGTCCCAACCAACGCCGTATAAATCACCGTAAGTCTCGCGAATGTACTTCCATCCGCTATGCATATCTTTCAACGCCGCCAGCAATTCCGCGTTCACGGAATGCAACCGGCGCAGTTCGTCGGCGCATTTGTTGTGCATGGTCGTGCTGTATGACGCGGCCCAATCAGCCAGCCGCAGGGCTTCGGGTTGTTCAGTCATGGCTCTTGCACCCATCGCGCATCGTTAGATCGCAGTTCGCGAACCTCGGATTCCAGTTCGTCAATGCGCTTCACATACCACTTGATGCGCTCTCGCATCTCTCGTATCTCTTGCCGGTATTCCGTCTCAGTATGGCTTCTTGAATCCCAGTCTCTTTGCCACGCGCCCGGCGGGCTTTCTCTGTCGATCTGCACGCTTTTTTCTCCTGTAGGTTTTTAACGCTTATCCGCCGTAGTATCGCAAGAGCATTTCAACAGCCTTGATATGCTGCTTGATCTGCTCGATATCTTCCGCCTTATCGTGCGTGAAGACGGGTGATCCTTTGCCCGCCTTTCGCTGGCGTAAATCCCTCTTGAACAGTTGCAGCGTAAACCGCAACTCGGCTCTAGTGATTTCGGCCGCGCTTTCTGGACAGATTTCTACCTTCACCAGTAAAGCCCTCCTGCGCGTTTTCGTGAACAGGCCCAGTTCGGCGGCGGTACATGACGCCAGTCCTCCCGGCGTGAGCGCCGCACCCTGCGGATGATGTCAAGAAGCCAGCGCATTCTGCACCACCTTTGTGGACTCAATCGCTTGATCGCACCGGCCAAGCGAGTACGCAGCCTCAAGCGCGGCCACCACCATTGCAGGGGTTGGCCTAGTACCGAGTAGATCGGCAATGGCGTGCAGGGCTTCATGCGAGGATTGGTTAATCATTTGCCTCGCCCTCCAAATCCTCCGCAATTTGCGCGGCATAGGTCGCAAACCACGCAGCCTTGCGGAAATCCTGCGCCGTCGGTGCGCCGTCTTTCTTGCCAGCGCGGCCTAGATACTTGAGCGCCGAGCCGTGGCAGTAAGCCAGCGTGCCGCGCTGCCCGAGGATCGAACGGATCACGTCGATCATTTCCGCATCAACCCCGCCGATTCGCAGTTGGTAATGACGTGGCGAATCTACCGGGTCGTGAGTTAGGTCTTGGAACATTTCGTCGTCGTCGGTGTACATTGGCTCGCCCATTACGCAGCCCTCTTTTTAAGTTTCTCGTTTAAGTCGTGCAGTGCCCGCAGATGCAGGAACGCAGGCCAAGCATCGTCATCAAGCGATGGGTAGAAGTGATGCCCGAAGTCGCCATTCTCTTTTGAGAACCGCAGCAGATGGTATCCGCCGTCGATCTTTAAGCCCTTGCACTCCTCGTAGGCTTTCGCATACGCAACCAACTGGATCAGATATTCGGGGTACACTCCGCCGCTGGTCTTGAAGTCTCCTAGCACCAAGCGCCCATTCAGCCGCCCGATGAAGTCCAACGTCCCGCCATAACGGTGCGTCTCTGACAGTACCGGAACCTCGCATTCGAGGATCTCTAACTGCGTGCCCTTGCACCAAAACTCGAAAGCCGAGTAGGCGCTGACGACTTGCGCGCGAAATGCCGCCCTATCCAGCGTCTCTGCTTTCTCCATCACGGCGTCAAGGTGCGCGGTCGGATCGTTGCCCTTGACGAATGCCTCGCACATTTCGTGCACGCACGTACCGATCTGAAGCGCATCGTTTCCGTCGTACAAGTTGGCCGGGGCGAATTGGCCCCTGCCTTCCAAGTTTCCATGCGCACGGCCTGTCTTATAAGCCCAGTTAATCAACGCACCTGGGTCTTTAATTTTCAAGACTGTAGTAACAGACGGCACTTTCGTGCCGTCGGCTAGTTTGTAACCATATCGAGCGGTAGCCATCAGAATGCTACCTCATCGTCAACGAACGCAGCCGGAGCGGCCGGAGCGGGTGCTGCGGCTTTGGGCTTGTCGATGATGCGCCCGGCGATCTTGTCCTGCACCCATGTGGGCAACTTGTCGAATACGTCCGGGTTTGGCGCGTCGGTGCTATACCACAGCGCCTCGCCCTCAAGCGTCGGTGCGGCCATGCCTTTGGGAAGTGGCATGATGCTAGTTAAATTGGCATAGGTCTTATCGCCCTTCGTGCTATGGGTCACGTTGATAAATGCAGGCTTGCCGAGCACCGCCGTGAGATCGAACTTCTTGAGTTCTTCCGGCGTGAACGCGCGACCACGCCACGATTGCAACAACTGACGGAGCGTGGCTTTCTCGTTCAATGACAAGCCAACCGTGCGGCTGATGACGGCTGGCAGGCTGCGGGTCTCGCCGTCCTTTGTAATTTCCACGCGCTCTGACGGAATCTGAAACCGCAGCAGCAGCGTGCGCTTGGGGGCGAACTGCCCGCCTGGGGAGGGCTGCACGCCGAGATCAACGACCATATCGCATATGGCGGCGTAGGCTCCGGCCTCCAATGGCTTGCGCTCGGGATAGTTGCCGCCAGTTGATGCGCTTACAAAAATGCTCATTTTCACTTCTCCATTTTTACGGCCACCGAGGGTAACGCATTGGAAGGGTGGCTAACTTCCAATCTATTAATTCTTTCTCCGATCCAGCGCATCACCGGCACGGCCATGCTGTTGCCGAGCGCCTTGTAGCGCGGCCCGTCCGGTGCCTCGGGCTTCTTGCGCCACGGGATGTTGGTGTAGCCGTCTGGGAAGCCTTGCAGCCGCTCGCACTCCACGGGCGTGAGGCGGCGGACTTGCATAAAAGTTGCTACCGCTGCTTGCTGCGACCGCGTAAGACTATCGCTAATGCTTGTGTTGCGGCTTTTGCTGGGCAACTGCGATGCTTGCGCGTTGTGGTGAAATGCAACCGGCTGCGCGACCATGTTAAACCCATCTGCGCGGCTGTAATCGTGCGCGGTAGTTTCAAGCGTGGCGGCTACGTCTGATTGGCGACTGCCTGCAAAGCATCGCGTAGTGCCGGCGGCAATTCCTTTCCGCGCCTCTCTGCTCGGCGGAGTATCCCGGCGCACGCTTTCGGTGAAAGGAAGAAGCGCGGCGGCACAGGCCCACGCTCGAGGGTGTCGGAGAGAGACGCTAACGAGGAAGACCCTTCGTCGTCGTTGAGCCACGCCGAAGAACTGGGCGTCGAGGATTCGCCAGGCGGCAAGTCTTTCTGGCCCCACGACCACACCCGCGTCCTTCCACTTTCCGCGCGGAGCTTGGAGGGGCACCTCCTCTCCAACCAATCCTGCAAGGAAGCAGCCGAATGCGTTGTCCTTTGTGGACAACACTCCGGGAACGTTCTCCCAAATGCAGATTGCAGGAGGTCGCCCTGCACGGAATCGCTGCTCATCAATAGCCTCCAACAGTTTGATGTAAACGAGGGAAAGATTTCCGCGCGCGTCAGCAAGCGATTCGCGCTTGCCGGCAACGGAGAACGCCTGGCACGGCGTACCGCCGACCAGCAGATCCACATCGGCAAAATCTATTTGCGGTCTGACAGGTAGGCGAACGCCAACATCATCCAGCCGCTGTCCTCGACCGCCGGCAACTTCACGTTGCACGGGTGGCACAAAATCCCGCGAACCTGCCCGGTCGCATGATCGTGATCCACCACCGGGCGCTCCATCGGGCACTCGCACAGAGCGCAAAGACTCTTCTGCTCCTTGAGCATCCGCTCGTAGTCCTGAATCCGAATCCGATACTTCGTGTACAGATTCCACTTCCGGCGCTGTTCTTTTGTCGGGTTCTTGATAGGCACGATGCCACTCCGTGAACTTGGTCATATCGCCGAGGTTCGGCACATTCGGGTAATGGTGCGCCAGCACCGCAGACGGAAACGGCTCAATGTCGCTGAACGCAACCGGCGTCCAGCCCATGTGATGCCAAGCGACCGTAGCCGCTTCGATGCCAGAACAAACAGACAAGTACCTCATCACCACTCGCCCGTAAACCATGCATAAGCAATCAGAAGCACTGCGAAGATGCCGAGGAACTTGCACAGCATGAGCCATTCGGCTGGAGTTGCTGCGGTGAGGAAAAAATCTGACATGGTTGGCTCCGATAGGGGCGGCTTATGCCGCCACCTCTGCGCTGTTCCAAAGGTTGCGCGCGGCTTCGATCATGGCGCGAGCCTCGGCAGACTTGTAGTTGCTCATGGCTTGGTCGAAATTCGGATACGTTTTGCCGAGTTGCTTGAATGCGCGGTTTGATGCGTTGTGCATCACAGCCGTGATGCTGCGATTGCTGACAGATACTGACATCGAGTGCTTGCCACATTGCATCGTGGCGTAAACGTGGCGCCCGATTGTGGCGTAATCAACTTGCTTCGATTCGATGATTTGAACTTGCACTTCTGACTCCTTCTTATCGCTTCTGGCCCGGCACTGCGCCGTCCATGTGTGTAGTAAACCATGCCGGTTTCGGGGTGTCAAGCACTACTTGATTGAAAAGCAGTGCTTGATATTCTTGTCCGCCCTGCGGTATGCTCGGCCGCGTATGCGTAAACAACCACACCAAAGTCCTAAGTCTGCCCTCCTTGCTGCCATAGCAAAGGCTGGCGGACAGGCCG